GGCAACAACTTACGTATACCTAAGTTGATCATATTTTCTTTATGCCAGACCGGGGTCTCGCAGCGTAACTGCAAATGCCGCTTGTTTTTCTTGTCCGTGATAATGAAACGCTGAGATCCGTAGGCCAATTCTACTACATAGAGAACCACATTAGGTTCGTCGTTCTCCATACGGGCAATGAATTCCCTCGTCAAAATGTAGCGGCGGGCAAAGAGACACGGATTCGATATGACCGCAATAACATGGAGTTTATCTTCGATCGGATCGTTGTTGATAATAGCCTCCTTGATCTCGTTTTTACTATATTGAATGTCGTCGATTTCTATGTCGTTGATAACCGTCATTATAGTAGCTTAGTATTTAATTCTCTAAATTGCTACACACAATAATATATTTGTTATTATGGCATTATATCATTATGTCATATTTCTCAGTAAACATAATAGAAATTTGTGGCTGGTATAACATAATACGGTGCCAATGCAGGGACTATGGGCCTTCGTCAAACGGGCTATAAAATATATTAATTTTGAAGATATGCAGGGCGCCATCAAGACCTCAAATGCCTACATTATTATTAATACTTTACCGGTTCTCGAACAGTCGTGTTTGATTCCTGGAACCGTTTTATGTGACAAAGAGGAGAACCTGATCAACGACATTTTATCTCAGGGATTGAGTAAAAAATTCATTATCTACGGGAAAAACAATGCCGACGAAACTGTGGATAAAAAATACCAACAATTGCGGGGTCTCGGGTTCTCGGATATCTATATTTATCGGGGAGGGTTGTTCGAATGGTTATTGTTACAGGATATTTATGGAGATACCGAATTTCCCACCACGAGCAAAATCCTGGACCTGCTGAAATACCGGGGGTCGAGAACCTTGTCGCTGTAAATTATATTTATTTGCGAATAAATATAAATAGTTTGTACTTTATTATGGTAACAATGTCAGGTGACACTTTGGTAATTAAGCTGGTCCAACGTGGTACGGTGGGCTTTAGTGAGATATCGCCGATAGTAGATATTTGCACGACGTACGTTTTCTACGACTACAAGACCGAGCTGTTCGGAGTTCGGTGCAAATATACGCGGAAAGAGGGTACGGAGGGCTCTTACTCGTACTATTCGGATAACAAGGCCGTTTTAACCGACTTTTTGGTAGAGTCGTTGGAGGTTCCCTCCATGGCAGAAGTATCATTGCGTTCGATGAACGATCTTCCTATCGATTCTGACGACATTACCTTTGATGTACTGTTTGAATCGGACGAAGATACTAGTATTATTTCAGGGTATACCAATAACAACGACCTGGATGACGACGATGACGAAGAACGCTTTCCGGACACGACGATCAAACAGTATTTGAATATCATCGAGGCGGTCTATAATTCCTACTAATAGGGGGAACCAAGGTTCCCCCTAACCCCTTCCTTCAACTGTAAACCACTTTTGCAAATTATCTTAACAACCGGGTTAACATAATTTGTTTCAATTTAAGGGAGGGGTGCAGGGGAATTAGAGTTAGACCGATCTTTGATCGGTCTTGAGCGAAGCGTTTCTTGACGTAGGTTCTCTACATTTAGCGTAAAACTATGCCCCCGGGCCCCGAAGGCAGGCCGGAGGTCGGGTAAAGGTGGTTTCCAAGGACGTTCCCAAGACATTTACAATTTAAGGAAGGGTTTAAGGGGAACCTTGGTTCCCCTTAGAGGTGGGGTGTAAGATCATATTTCTTCCACAGTTCAATGTAATTACTACGTACGATGTCCGCCATTTGATCGGGTTTAAGTATATTATCGCGCAGCAAAATCTCCGAGCATTCCAAAATAAATTCACGCGCCTCTGTCAAGATAACGACCGCTGCATCATTCGCCGACACCAACAAATCATTCACCTCTTGGTCGATCAAAAACTTGGATTGGTCGCTCAGGTCCGGGTAAATATTACGACGACCCATTCCGTACTGAAGAACCATATTTTGGGCGAGCTTGTACGCCTCGTCGAGATCCTTACGCGCGCCCGTCGTCACCGAGTACCCGAAAAACAACTCTTCCGCAATACGACCGCCCAGTAACACCATCAAATGCGAAAACAAACCTTCTTTCGTATAAATGTTACTGTTCTCATCACTGCTCTCAAAAATAGTATAACCAGGAGTCTTGGGTGACCATAAATTAAGAGATATCTTAGTCAATTTGGGATGATTGGGAGAGAAGAACCCCACGACCGCGTGACCCATCTCGTGGATCGCAATACGCCGGATAATATCGTCCGAATATTTGGACTCGGTCGATTGCCAGCCCGCCAAAATGCGATTGATAATATACTCCAAATCCTCCATCGTAATTATTTCGCGGTTTTCACGTAAAGCATACAACATAGACTCGTTCAACAGGTTCTCGATTTGGGCTCCACTAAACCCACCAGTCATTTCTACCAACGTATCCAAGGAAATATCGGGCATCATGGGTTTTCCCTTCGTATGAATTTTCAAGATGGCACGACGAGTCTCGCTATCCGGGTTACCAATAAAAATATTCTTATCCATTCTCCCTGGCCGGATCAGCGCTTGGTCGAGTAAATCAATGCGGTTCGTCGCCCCAATAACGAAGATTCCGTTGGAATGTTTGAAACCGTCCAAGCTGATCAACAGTTGGTTCAGGGTTTGATCCTTTTCAGAGTTCGAGCTGACCGCATCATTACCACGCTTCCTCGCGACGGCGTCAATTTCGTCGATGAAAATGATACACGGCTTGTTCTCCTCGGCCAATTTGAACAGCTCACGCACCCGCATAGCGCCGACCCCGACATATTTTTCGGAGAATTCGCTGCCCGACACCGGGATAAAAGAGACATTCAACTCGCCGCTGAAACCCTTGGCCATCAGCGTTTTACCGTTGCCGGGAGGGCCCTCAAAAATCATGCCTTTGGGGGTACGCACATTGAATTTACGGTATTTCTCGTAGTTGATCAAAATATCGGCAGTTTGGAGTAGCTCGGCCTTGATCTTATCGTAACCACCCACGTCGTCGAACGTATATTCGGAGTTCTTAATGATCTGAAAATTACCGCCTCCACCGCCGTCGGATTCGTCGTTACCGCGCTTCTCGCGTTTCGACATCGGGAAAAGTTGTTCGCCGATCCCCGGTCCCATCATACGCTCTCTGGACGAGCGCCGTTCAAAGAGCTCGGGGTCCTTGTAGCGGAAAACACCCATGCCGTCAATGTATCCGTATTCGCTGTGACTATTCTTATGATGGGCGCCCTTGGTCGGATCCTGTTGAAAATCTTCGAAATCGCCTTCAGGATCGTCGGCAATTTCGTCCAACGCCTTCTTGAACGCTTGGAACGCCTCGTCCTCGTCCGTGGCCGCGTCATTAAAATTTTGCGTAAATTTATCGTTGAGATCCTCGAGCTGCTCAGTAACATTCAAAAAGGGGCGCTTGGTGTACTTGTTTTTATAGGGCGAATAACGGCTGTTCTTCAGATAAAACAACCTCTCTAGCTTTTGGATGTTCTTGGCATCCAAATAATTGTATCGCGCTCCATTACTTGGCAAACTAAACGACGTCACCCCGACAGCTAACACACAGGACCAGACCAACTTTATAAAAAACATGGTGAGTTTTAGATTTATGTTATCTCCTATTTATATATTTTTATAAAGATCATTGTTAAGTTAAGGGAAACCCAGGTTTAAGGGAAACCCAGGTTTCCCTTAAGATCCCATCCTTGCAGGGAAACCGTAGGTTTCCTCAGGGCGCCTGCGGCGCCCAAGGGTTGAGCCCTTCAGGCTCTGACCCCCGCACCCCCTTCCCTTAAACAGTAGAGGATCTTGGTAACTATCTTGGAAATTATCTTAACAACCCGGTTAACATAATTAGTATTTGTTTGAGGGAAGGGGGCGCGGGGGTCAGAGCCTGAAGGGCTCAACCCTTGGGCGCCGCAGGCGCCCTGAGGAAACCGTAGGTTTCCCTGCAGGGATGGGATCATAAGGGAAACCGTAGGTTTCCCTTATTTCCAAGTACCAAAATAGTTATGTTTCGCATAATCACCGAAATGCTGGCGAACACCATTATCGATGATGGTAATATCCTTCTTATTTGCATAATTCATATACACCTCCGTCACGAAATCGGGGCCGGTCGTTTTATACACATAATCCTCCGAGTTGAAATTCACGTTCCGGATATATTTGTTGGTGTTATTCGCAATTTGGTCGATCAGTTTCTTAATAAATGGATTCTTCGGGCTGGCCGCAAAGGCATACTGCCCCAATAAAAAATTCTGTCCCTTATCACAAAATGGTTTATAGCGCATATTAGCACAATGGCGAACATCAATATACTCGTCCACCGGGAAAACACACCCGTACTTCAATAACGGGTCGAATTTCTTATAGACTTTCATGTCGAGGTCTAAATAAAACCCACCGTAGTGGTACACCGCAATATACCGGAAGAAATCTATTTTTTGGATTTTGATCGGTAAATTCATATACGTCGACACATATTGAGGATAATGTTGCTGTAAAAACGTTTCAATGTCCCTATCCGTAAAAAACAAATACTCGTAATCCGGATTATTGGCTTTTACTGATTCGATCAGCGGTATGTATCGTTGCGGTACACTATTCGATTTCCACGTCTGTATAATTATCTTCGGAATAGTGGATCCATTCACTAAACTAGTAGACGGTGTGTCATTGGCCAACATTTGTGCATTTATGGTGTTTAAAATGGTCGAACCGTAAAAGTATAATAAAATAATAGCTAATACGATTACGACGATGGATGCAATTACCCAAAAATACGACATTTATTTACTATATCGGCACAAATTTATATATGCTTTATGTATAGTCGTATGAAAGGGATCGGACCATCGTCCCTTCGGTCTGATTCTGCCGTACCTACCGGAACCGTAGGATACAAACGACCATTTATCGAAGATGTTATACCAAGCGCGAAACGACCGGCTCCACCACGCGCTGCTTCGCAGAAAATGCACGAAGGTGGAGAAAAGAAGCGGGCAGTTATTATCGTATCAACCCACGGTTTACTATTCGTCAAAGATGATGCATTTCAGTTGAGGCCAGACGAAGCGATAGAAGACTACTATTTAGATAACGAAAGATTAGCCGATAATATCGAGACGTTTCCGGTGCCTCTCGGCATAAATGTTATCAAATACACCGAAATACCACCCGGACTCACCAACATCATTTCGGAAGACACGGTCGACGACTACACCAACATATTATATGGCGAGTCATTGGCCCAAGCCGCCCGCATCGAATTCTTAAGAAAACTCTACGATCCTAACGGCATCGACTTTTTATCCCCCGAAATGGACGATTTAATTGCCGGGATTGTCAGCGACATCAAGGTGGCCAAACAGGTAGAAAGTAAAGAGATACAGACGATTGCAGCTGCTGGAGACATTGACTATAAACGTAACAATTGGTATTACGACCGTGGATATACCGTCGACCGTTTTGGTCCCGGCGAAATCATGGCTAACAAAGGTTTTACGGTGGAGCCGAGCGACGTGTATGGTGCTTCGAATAAATTTGTGACTAGTAGCGCCAACTGGATGATGGGTCTCCTCACGCCCCCGAATTTTCCGGTCAATATCTACGATCAAATCCGGCTGGAAAAGGGCATGTTATATAACGGTGCCCACGAATACATCAACATGGAACTATTATTGAATTATCTGAAAGACCACGGATACACCGAAGTCATCCTTTTTGATCTCACATGCGCGGTTCTCGATACCACGGACGGTCAAGGTGAACCTCGATTCCCTCGCGATAAGCGCGTGAGCGGATTCATCAATGAAGCCCGGAAACGCAAAATTAGTGGGGGGGGACGGGGGCGTGGGCGGGCCACGAAGCGTCCTCGGAAAAATAAACGTAAAACTAGACGTATGTCGCCCCGATAATTTTTATATTTATGTCAATGGAAATAAATATAAGATATGTTATGTAGTAATAGTCCGCTTTTTATGGAATCTGCCAAACGCCCTTACATTATCTCGATCGAAGGCAATATTGGATCGGGTAAGACCACGTTTTTACAACGGCTCGAAGAGCGACAGGGCGAACTGTCCACCAACAAAAAATTTATATTCTTAAGAGAACCTGTCGATGTTTGGAAAAAAATACGCGACGGCACTACCAGCGAGAACATCATCGAAAAATTATATTCCGATCCGACCCACTATGCTTGCCCATTCCAAATAATGGCCTATATCACGTTTTACCGGAGATTAGTGAATGCCATTAATAATGGCAACGAAGATACCATCATTGTTTGCGAACGTTCTATGGAATCCTGCCGCGCCATTTTCGCCAAAATGCTGCGTGAACAGGGTAATATTGACGATATCAATTCGAGTGTGTTGGAGATGGTGTATGACGAGATCGAATTAATACCGGTGGATGCAGTGGCTTATTTGAATGTGTCGGCGAGAACATGTGATACACGTATTAAGGGGCGCGCACGTAAAGGAGAACACGATATTCCCATGGAATACTTGGAAAAGTGCCAAAAATACCACGAAAAATGGTTGTTATCGTTGTCACTGTGGGAGCGTAATCCACCGGTTCCTACACTATGGTTAGACGAAGATTCGAGCGAGGATGCGATGGTCGCGCACTTCAAACAATTTATCGAAGATAACTGTCGCAAGTTTGTGGGGTGTTGCGACGGATGTAACGTAGAAACCAAGATTTATTCCAACGAAAGGTACTTTTTGTTGACCAGAGACGCCGACAAAAAGCTGTTATGTGAGAATTGTTTTACCGCTTGTTGGAAAGAGGCGCGCAATACTGGATGGTATTGGGAGGAAAATGTGGTTTACACCTGGGAAGAGTGTGAAGGCGATACGGAAAGCGTCTAGTTATTCAAAGTTTCAAAAAATAGTAAGTCAAATAGGTAGTTCCGGCATACAAAACCCCTCCCCATACAGTGTCAAAAAGGGCAATGATTGGGTTCCAGTTTGTCAATATAGCGTAGTTCGTAGTCTCTAAAATACCATAGATAAAGAACCCCAGTAAAAACGCGTCGCGCACGGACCGCCGGTCCTTCAAAATGAAATAGTAAAGCGAGGCTACGATTAAAATATAACAAATGATCCCACCATAGATATTGAACCGTAATGGAGAACCTTGCACCTTGGCAATCATTTTTCCGTAGCTATTCATTATCAAATAGATGAAAAAGAAATCGAGCGCCAATAGGATGGGGGTGGAGACCGCCAACGTTTTCAGAGCCTTATTAGTGATATTCATTGTATATAATTAATATCATATATTAAACCACGCCGCCAACACTCAATACTTCTTGGCCTCCATCGCTTTTACAAATAATTACAAAGACCCTTTAAATTTAAGGGAGGGGTCGCAGGGGAACCGTAGGTTCCCTGCAGGGATGGGATCATAAGGGAAACCTACGGTTTCCCTTAGAATTTGACCACGATCTTCACATCCTCCTTCTTGATACATTTACACGCAAACACAGAGAGCTCCTCGCGCTTCTTACGTGTTTTCGTCTTGTCGGATTTCTCCGACAGGTCGGTCGATACTGTGGAGGCCGATGTCTCGGAATCGGTCGACGTGCGATGTTTCGATGTACTGTTACGATGATTCATATCAGCCTCGATGGTCGCGTAATTGCTGTCAATATAATCAATGATCCGGTTCTCGATCGCCCATTTAAAAAAGTTGAGTTGACCGATCGTGGTTTCCATGGTTTTCTCGTCGTCGTAGGGGACCGAGATACGCTCCCATCGGCAGAAGGGGTCGAAACGGCGTTTACTGTAGGCCTTGAGTTTGAGCTTGTAATCGTTGTACACCTTGAATCGGTAGGTTTCCGTCGGGTCTCTCTGGTCGGGTAATGGATACACCGTATAGTATTTTTTCGCATAGTTAGTGACAAACCAGTCCACAATACGTAAAGAGATTTGGGTGTCGCCGTTGATGATCATCATCATTTTTTGGAGGTTCTCGCGGCGGGCGTAAAATTCCATCAGGTTTTTCAAAAGTAAATCGTTTTGGGTATTGAGGTTGCTGGAACAAAAAATGGGCATTTGTGTTTATTGTTATTAGTACGTGGCCCTCTATTTATGCGGTTTTTACGTAAAACAATAAATCGGATACTATTATTATTTCATTCGGTACAACAATTACCCATACAACTCTCGCATTTCGCTGTAGGTCATCGGGCGCCCCATTTTTTCTTGGAATTCTTTTGCACCTTCCGTGATAATGGTCGCGCACTTTTCGACCGCAGTCGAGTCATTGATGACACCTGCTGCCCGATCAATCACTAGCTTTTTGGCCTTCTCTACGGCCTCTCTTTCCAATTTATCTTTCAATGCTTGCTCCATGGTGTTGTTGTTGTACGGATAGGTATTTGGACGATATTATATTCAATTTTTTTTACTAAGAATACTTAATCTTACATACTTCAATTCCTGTGAGTAATCCCGTGTAAAATACAGGTGCGACAATGAGGATAGGTATTTCACTATATCTTTTTTCGAAATATAGCGGAGGTAAACCCAAGCCAATAAATAGTGGTGAGGCTATAGGATGCCATACCATCTTCATCCGCTCTAGTAATTTGAAGATTCTCATAGTATTTGATTGTATTTTGGTTATGTTTGGGGCGTTTTATATTCAATTTTTTATGGGCTGTGTGGGGTGTAATGTTTCAAGGGTGTAAAATGATATGAAATGGAGTTTATATATAATATTATATATCATATATAATGTTGAAAAGGAGGTTGATAAAGAGCATCAGTTCATTACCCACCATACGGAACCTGGAATTTCCTGTTTGTGCAAATTGTCTTCATTACATAAAGCCTCCTCCGGGTATAAC